AAAATGTTAAAAAATGAAAAGAAAACAAAAGAAACAAGATCAAACCAAAGATCAAAAAGGTTAGGTCCAATGAGAAAAACAGAATTTCATGTTAAGAATTTTAAGAAAACAGATGAATTTCTGTCAAAGAACAAAGATAAATTCCTCATAAATGAAAAGCTAGGTTACCAATTTGAAAAGGATTGCTTTGAGTACTTGACCAAAGTTGAAGATTCCTCTTTCATATTGAGAGAAGAAGACATTAAACAATTGGAAATAGAAGATTTCTTCCTAGGTAAGACACCTGATTTTGTGTTAATGAAAGAAGGAAAGTTGAGTGCAAGACTAAAAGATATGCTAGAAAGCGGAAAGTTGGTTAGAATTGAGTTCGAAGAATTTAGAGACAATATAGAGAAATTAATAGAGGTGACTGCTAATTTTCCCTTGGTTAACATGAAAAAAGGCAATCTGGAAATCATTAAGGAATACTTAGGAGTTGAAATAATTGTTGAAGTCTTTTACTCGAAAGGGACTGATGTTGTGCATCCTGAAAACTTAAGAAGTCATTTGAGTGAAGAGACAATGAGAATGTTGATTAATTATGATTCACAAGGGAGATTGCCTGAAAGTGTGAACAGTATGGATGTCAAGATGAAGAATAGGTTAGAATCTGAAAAGGTTAATGAAATTTGGAAAAAGAACAGGGAGCACAAGTCAAGAATGAAAGGAGAGAAAGGGTTCAAAGAGAAAGTTAATATTCTAGCTGAAAGGGATCAAAGGTTATTGTTTTCAGACACTAATGAATTTATTTCTGAATTATATAAGTTCATAGAAGAAAATGGGGAAAAGCTAAGAAGCACTTTGAAATTGATTGATGATAAAAAAACTGTTGATGGGAACTTTACTAAATTGTTAGAATCAAAGTATAAAGAATTGGGTGAAAAAGAAATACCTTTTGATGACAAAAAAATAAAATTCACACACAAAAGTAAAGCTAATTTGCCTTTTCCAATAGATTTAGCATGTGATGAATCAGGGGGGAATCTGGATTCAGTTGTTGAGCTTATTGGCTCCATAAGTACTGATCTAACAAGGAAAATGAGATATGGTCATGTTATACGCATGTTGAAAAAGAATGAGATAGGAAAACAGAATGAGGCTTCTACTAAGGTAAAAGATGAATTAAGGGAAAAGATTAGGAAGGTCATGTTGGACTTCAAAGGTGAGCTAGGATCTGATAGAAAGAAAAGAGAAATCAAGGAAAAGAGGAAGGAAGTGAGAAGTGAAATGAAGGAAAAATTCAAAAAGGAATTCTTAGAAGTGAGTGGAAAGAAGTGGAAGGAAGTAGTATTTTTTGCTGTAGAGGGATACTTTAGGCTAAATTTCAATAAACATCAATTCTCAGTTAGTATGAAAGAACACATTCAATCACTGTCTGAAAATGGAAAGTTAAGTTGGAAGGCAGAAGACATGGAGGATTTTGAGGAATGTAAAGATTTTAGGGAGTATCTAAAATCAGGTCAAGGGATAGAGAAAATGGTAAAGATGATGACAAAAGACCCAAAAGAGTCTATTATGATACAAACAGAAATGCAAGAGAAAAGGAGGATGAATAAGTTTGAGAGATTGTTGAAGCCAGACCTAGATTGGATTCCTGAGTTCCTCAAAGAGTTAGGAAAAGATACTAATGCAAGTTGTCTAAGTGAAGGTGATGAAGAGATTTTATGTGATGACAGTGAGGATAGCTTAGGGTTTAAGAATGAAGTTCGAAAGGAAATTTGGGGAAATTTCAAGAGGAACTTGTTAAATTTCAATAGGTCAAAATTGGCAAAGATTGCAATTCAGATAGAAAGTATATCGAAGTCAATGCATAGAGGAAATGGTGTAGGGTCAAAAGTTAGAGATGTGTCCATCTCTTATTGCAACTCAAAGAACATTGCTAGTTTTGGATTTGGTGATAGCAGAAAACAATCAGAAGATTGCAAACCTTATTTTTCAATAATTAAAATAAGGAGTGAACATTTAGAGCTTTATCAGAAGATCTACTCAGACAATTGCACCATTTACCAGATGGATAAGACATTTAGTTTGGTTGAAATCACATGGAGAAGGGTGAAGAATAATCACTTGACACATTGCATGAATTTGTATAGTTCTTTAGTGGGTCTGTTCATACATTCTTTTGGAGTAGTTGGACCAAAGGAAGATACAAAGAAAGACAGAGTAAGTGCACAAGATCTTGCTATTCCGATGTTACTATTAGTTACCTCTAGCACAGCAGTTGGAAAGTTATATGACTCTGATCCTAAGATAAGGGCAAATATCATTAACAAGAATTCTATAAAGACTGAACAGTTTTCTGAGATAATAGAGCTACCTAAGACTAATATGTCGCTCTTCTTGATGAAAAATTATGCTAGTTATTTAGATAGATTAACAAATAGGATGAAGCTAGTTAGAGGTGAGATTGAATTGTTAAAGGAACTGAATGACCTTGAGCTGTATGAAGGAGAAAAAAGTAAAATGGTGTTAACTAGAATAAAAGAGTTAAATGACTACTTCTTCAGTGGAAGTTCAAAGTATTTAAGGGTAATCAAGAAAAAGACAAATGACAAAGATGAGCTGAACCTGTTTAATAAGTATACCTTTCCTCTACCTCTGTTGCACACTAATGTGGACGAATGTTGGGATTTCAATGACTTTCAATCTGATGCTGTTTATGTGAAACTAGGAAATAAAGACAGTATATCTAGTTATCACAGATATATAAAAAATTCTGGAAATATGATGGATGCTAATGATGTGTTAGAGGACCTGTTAGAATATGGTGAGAGCTTGGTGAATGCTAGTAATGTGTTTGAAAATAGAAAGGAGTTGTTTGAGACATTTCTGCTAAATGATGAAAAAATAGGATTCAGCTACGAGGCAAGTTACCACTTCACAAAGTTGAAGATAATAGAAATGAAGGAGTTAAACTTGAAAGAGATCATGAGAAGAAGATTTAGTGAGGTTATGAATACTTTACTCTCATCAGAAGCTAAAGTATCTGCAAGTAGAGGGATAGAGGGATTGGTAAACATGAAGCTACACACAGCAATTTGTAACCTTCTAGATTTGCAAGAAAAAGGTAGAAGAAAGAGGATCTTAACTACTTTAAGAGATGTGGTATCAGAGGTCTTTCAACTTTGGGAAGGAGTGAGTGGAAGTCAATTGCCAAAATTACCTTTAAGAACTTACTTTTATAATAAGGACCAAAGATTTACAAATAGAGAATTCTATATACTTGACTTACTGTATAGGTTATTTCTAAATTCTATAGATAAAATGTTCTGGGAAATATGTGATAAAGATGTGGAGAACAATATAAGAGACAAGCAAAAGAATAGGGAGGTAACCAAAACACTAAGGAGATATAGGAAGAAATGTAGGGATGACTTGATGATAGTGTTCAATAAGGAGAAGGAGAGAATTAAAATGCAGATAAAAGATGTGAAGAAGAGAACGGATGAGTATAAAAAGTTAAATAAAGATTATAACAACCTAATAAAGAACTTCGACATGTGGTATTATAGTATAGATTGTAGTAAGTGGTCCCCTTATGCTATAACAAGTGAATATCTGCCTATACATAGGGCCATGTTTGATGTTAATGTGATTGATATTGAGATGAGAAACATATTTGATATGAGCATAATCAGTTCAACTCACAAGTTTGTTGAGTACCCTAGGTTTGTTAAGACCATAAGAGGAAGAGATGAGGTGGAGTTGAATGTATCATCTGGAGAGACTTTTATAGAGGATATTGAGAAATTCACTGAAATTAAATTAACTGTTGAAGAAAAGAAGCACTTCATCAATAAATTCTGGACTAATTTGAAGAATAGAGGTAAATTACTGATCAATGGTAGTTTGTCCAAGAGAGAAGGTTATTTAACTATGAATTATTCAAAATTGTGGGACTCCTTTTATTATGTAATAAGTTGGATGCAAGGGCAAAAGCAACATGCTTCTAGCTTTAAGCATACCACAATTGCATCTGGAGTAAGAAGTTTGTTTCTTGAGAAGATTAAAGATTTATACAAGAATAGGAAGATCTCAAAATTGGAGTTTGAATTGCTTAAATTGACAAGTTTGATAACCGGGAACCATTCAGATGATAAATTCATGGTTTGTTATTGCAGTGAATATTTGTCTAAAGAGATACTTTTTCTTACACATTGTTGTATGAAGTTGACAAATCTAAGACTTTCTGTTAAGAAAACCAACTTTGGAGAGTTTATATTTGAATATTTATCTACTTATTTCAGGGATGATGAAAGTTATTTCCCAAGTTTAAAGATTGTCCTGACTTGTATAGACAACACTAGATTTGAAGGCTTCATTAAGAATAGCATAGAACTTCATAATAGGGTGGGTGAATGTGTAAGGGTAGGAGTGAGATATGATCAAGCACTAATGTTGAGAAATTTAATCAATTTTCAATTGGTAAAAAAATATAGATCCTTTTATGACCCCAAAAGCTCTTTGATACACCTTGGTGGTATCCCAAGGTATTCTATCTTGTCAATGGTTATTTATGGAACTAGATCTCTTTTCTTACCGATATTGGACAACCCTGATTATTCAAATAAAGATCTCTTAGTACTGAATGAACTGATTTTTAATAAATATCTTAGCAGGTGTAATGACTTTCAGAATGAAGATTTTGATTCGTTAGGCATCATAATACCTATAATAAAGACTGGGTTTGAGAGAAAGTTGGGAAGGTGTATGAAACAAGCAGGCATGAATGGTGAATCTGTGGGCAAAGTGAAAGAATTTGTGTCTAAGTATCCTATTTACGACACTATAAAACCAAATAACATAATAAAAGGAAAGTTAAAGCTACAATCAGACTACTTGAAGAGTACATTCATGAATTCTTTTGATATACAAGACCCAAATCAAGCACTAAGAAGGTACTATGCAGTGGAAGGTTATCCAAATTTGACATTATTTGCAGATGGTGTGGAAAGAACATTTAGCGTGGAGGAGTATAAAGACAAGTTATTGCAGACTAGCAAGAGCAAATTAAGTGAAGAAGAAGTTAGAAACATAGCTAGTTACCTGAAACCAATATCAGATGTTTCTAGTGTGATTATGGATGAGGTGAAGAAGTATTACTCTGTTAAAAAAGTAGGAGAAAGGCACAACAAATCAGGGAATTTTAGAACAGTTTGGAAGACATTTAGACAGTCAGACAAGATGAATGCTTCTCTCCCATTAGGTGAAAATCCTGCCATTGTAGCTGGTTCTCTGTTCTTTCCAGAGGAAGTGATGGAGCTAAGACCGAACATCACTAAAGAGGAGATAGAGTCATACAGCAAAATTTGCATATACTGGCTAAAACAAATAGGGTTCAAAACAGAAGATGAAATTATTAGTCCAGATAACTTTAATAGAGTAGTCAATATACTTGGATTGTATAAAGGGAAATCGAGGGAGTGTTGGATAGATACCAAGTATGACAATAATTTGTTAGGATATGTCAGGAGTGTAATTAAACACTGTACAAAGGGATTTGTATTCATATCTAAAGATTCCAGAGTAAATCTAGTATTGAGAGGAGAAGAATTGATGGATGCAATGGGAAGTACCTTTCTAACTAGAGATGATCTTAGAATTAAGAACTCAATAAAGATAATGTCTGTATATTTGTTGCTAAGAAATAAATTAAGAACAAAAGGGTTGAAGCTAGATGGAAACTCGAACCTATCTAATTTGAGTGTCAATGGGAAATCTGTGATAGAAATAGGTAAGCTAGGTGATAAACTGATGAACACAAATGTTGGTTGCTATGTGCACTTCAATGCAATAAAAAGCATAATATTTGAAGAAAGTATAGAATTTAGCAAGAAATTGAAGTTATATTTGAAGATCAAGGATAAGGATAAGAGGAAGATTCCAATAAAGTGCAATGTGACAGGGATTAAGAACAAGGGTAAAAATATTAGCATAAAGAATGTCTTTATAGAAGAAAGTGGAAATTGGAGGATGTGTTTAAATAGTGTGCAATTTGAAAAAAGAAAGTCTATTTTATTGAAAGACACAGAATACAAAGAAGAACTTTCAAGGTTTGATTCTGAGATGGATGTCAAATACTTTGAACTAATAAGGAGCTTTTATGATGATGAAAGTAGCTATAGAAAGAAGTTAGGAACTAAGACATTCAAAGAAACTTTCAGGAGAAAGTCTGATAAAAACTTGAGGATATCTTTGTTTGGAGGTCAGTTGGTTTTGAAGAATGAAGGATCGTATCTTAGTTGCTACTCAAGTAGATTTGGAGAGGATAATGTTGAAAACTTGTGTGAATTAGATTTAGATGAAGATCTAAATTTGAGAATCGGAAATAAATCGTTTAATGGTTGTCATCATGCACATATTACATTTACTGGAGATGGTGTATTTGAATTTGAATTAAGTGATTTGGAAGAAAGGAAATTCAAGAGGAAAACCTGGATTAATGTAGGTGAATTCTCAAATCAAATTAAAACCATCATGAGTTGGATAGACAAACAAGTTGTTGAAGTTAATAGCAAGTTGGATTGCAAATTGATCATTGAGAATTTAGATTTCTTTGAGTGTTTATCTTTTGCAATTAAAGCATCTAAATCAATGGATGGGAAGATTGGGTTCAATTTGATGGAAAAAGAACTTGAATCTGCTAAAGAAGATTTCATATTGAAAACAAATCTAGATCTAGGAGTAGGGAAAGAAGAAAAGGTTACAGTGTTTGCTTATCACATGATAAAGACTAAGATGGATGAATTGAGGTATATAAAATATAGAAATAGGAAGAATAAATCAAAAGAGATAGTCGATGCCATAAAATCAATTGAGACAAAGTACCTTAAGCTATACAATGAGAAGTTAGACAAAGAGAGAGAGGAGAAACTTAAGGAAAGATCTGAAGTCCTGCACCCCAAAGTGTTTTCTACTAGATCATTGAGAATAGCAATGGGAAAATTATTTGACTATAATTCTAGAGGGATCTTAAGTGATAAAGAAAAAAAGATGTTGAGGTGGATCTTGAGAAGAATTGGGATGACAGAAATGTTGATAGAATTTGGGGAATTGGATAGGGAGATTGAAATAGAAGTAGAGGAAGAAAGCAAACTAAAAAATGACCCAGAATACTCCAATGTTAAGGAAGAAATTTCAGATACATTAAAAAAGAGTTTTATAACTATTGACAATCTGAAAATAATAAAAGAACAAAAGGGTGAAGTGGAGATGAAAAATGCCATGAATGAAGAGATAGGTTCATCACAAACTTTAGGAATTAAGTTTGTAGGTGAGAGAAGTGTGGATAGAAGTAATGATATAGATCAAAGGTCTAATGAGGTAGAGAATAATTTAGTAGAATATGAAGAAGAAAGCAAGAATATGAAGAATAATTCAGCCAAAAAAGATCCTATCTTAAAAGAAGAAGAGAAAATGAAGAAAGGGGAGATGGAAAAAGTAGGAAGATCTAATGAAGGAGGGTTTGTAAATTGGTTTGATGCAATTGGAAAAGAAGTTGACATTGGAAGTATAAAGAAGGTAAACAATGATTTTGAATATGATGAAAATGAACCTATATCTGATGAAGATGAAGATGATTATTAGATTTCTAGGGCAATGGAGAAGTGTGTGAAGAGGTGAATAATGATTAAACTCAAGGATAAAAAATTAAACAAATCAAATGTATGAAACAAT